TGTTGACGTATTAGATCAATTAAAGAATACTGTATATAAACACAGTATCTGGCGAGGGGAGAAAATGGAAAACCTGACTAAACAAGAGCTAACGTTGTCCAGGATACAGCTGATCGCGGACATTTCGCAGACGGCGCAATGTAATCCACAAGAATTTCTTGTCGTAATGTCTCTGATTTCAGAGCTGGCCAGCCAGGCGCTGACCGAGGAACATCACGATGCGCTCTATTACAATGGCAGCACTGACGACGCCCACTGATCGCCAGATATGACCGGCGGTGTTAGTCAACGTACCCGGCGCTTACCCTTCCCAGCTCAGGCCGGACTAAGCGCCCCGCCATTTCCCCTGTTTTCCCCTTTCCTGTTGTGCCAATAGTTTCACAACCCTCCCTGATTGCCGCTTTCCTCCCTCTTGCGCAGACTGAAATCACCTCCTGACGATTTCATTCATTTTGCGGAGAACCCCAATGAAATTTTATGCACAACAAGGCGATACCCTCGATTCACTGTGCTGGCGCTATTACGGCCGAACCGCAGTGGTGGTCGAAAAAGTCTTTGCGGCCAATAAAGGCGTTGCAGATTTAGGTCCGCTGCTTCCCCACGGGACAGCGATTGAAATGCCCGATATTGCCGAACAACCGGTTCAGGAAACCCTCAAATTATGGGACTGAATACAGAACGCATCAGCTCCGCCTCCGCGTACTTCATCGCCACATCACTCACCTGGCTGGCGGGTATGACGTCGCAGGACATTGCCTTTCTGATCGGCTCGGCGGTCGGCATCGGCACTTTTTTAATTAACTGGTACTACCGGCGTAAAAGCTACCAGCTGCTGGCGCGTAAGGGCCTGAGCAAAGACATCTATGAAAACCTCAACTCTTAAGCGTTGCAGCGCCGCCGTGGTGTTAGGGCTGATGACCGCGCTGCCTGGGTATTTGTCATTGCAGGTTTCGGAGGACGGACTTCGCCTTATCACCGATTTCGAAGGCTGTCAGTTGCAACCCTATCAGTGCAGTGCGGGCGTGTGGACCAGCGGTATCGGCCATACGGCGGGAGTCAAACCGGCGGGCGCCATAACCGAACAACAGGCGGCGAAAAATCTGCTTGAGGATATTCAGAAAACTGAACGGGGGATCAAAAAATGTATGCCCGTGACCATGCCGCAGCCGGTCTATGACGCAGTGGTCTCATTCAGCTTCAACGTCGGCGCCACCGCCGCCTGCAAATCCACGCTGGCGTACTTCATCAATAAACAGCAATGGCGGGAAGCCTGCGGGCAGTTACCGCGCTGGGTTTTCGTCAACGGTGAACGTAGCAACGGGCTTGAGCGCAGGCGTAACGCAGAACTGAATCTGTGTCTGAAGGGGGTGTAGATGCGCTGGATTCTGGCTCTTCTCGCGGTATTAACGCTACTGACCGGCGTCCTGCTGCTTTCCAATCGCTCGCTGCAACACGATTTAACCCTCACCGGCCAGCAGCGGGATGCCCTGAAAGCGCAGCTGCAACAACGTGAAACGCTGATCGCCACACTTAACCAGCAGATGCGCCAGCGGGAACGAGCAGAGCTGGTATTACGTGAAAATCTGAGCACCGCTCAACGGGCGATGCAAACCCGCGAACATCAACGGCAGGGAGAACTTCATGACGATCCGCAATTGCGTCTTTGGGCTGACACCGCTTTGCCTGCTGCTGTTAGCCGGCTGCACCAGCGCCCCGCATTCAACAGCACCGGCGATTATTTACGTTGGCTGTCCGGCAGTCAGCCCGTGCCCGGTACCGTCCGCGCAACCGGCAACTAACGGGGATCTGAGCGCCGATATTCTCCAACTCGAATCTGCGCTGCTCAACTGCGGCCTGCAGGTGGAAGCCATCAAAACGTGTCAGGAGGCACAACATGCAAAAACCGAATCAACTGCAACAACGGCTGATTGAGGAGATCCCACTGTTTCAGTTTGCCCCTGAAAAACTGGTACTCATCACGGGTCAGGGCTATGTGGTGGCCACTGCGGCGGCTTCTTTGTCCTTTGAATATCGCTACCCGCTGACGCTGACCATCACGGACGACGACGCGCCGCTCAGTGAACAACTGGTCGATCAGGTGGTGGTGACGATCCTCGGCTGGCTGCGGGTCAACCAGCCCGAGATCCTCGGTAACGCCAGCCACCGGCTGAGCGATTTTACCTTCACTCAGCAGGAGCACAGCCTGACCTTGATGCTGCAACTGACTGAACGGGTGCAGGTCGCCGATCAGGATGACGTGCGTACGATTACGCATTTACCCGAGCCGCCGCTGCCGGAGAACGTCGCGCTGCCGCGCCAGGTTTACCTCAACGGAGAACTGATCAGCAGCTGGACCGTGTAACCCGCTGACATTCGTTGTGCCATCCGTTAGCGGGCGGTCTTCGATTGTCGCCCAACCCTCTGAAACGGCATCCTTTATCCCATGAATACACATCTCCAACTCAACGAAATCATGCGGCTGATTGGCAATCTGGTACGCATCGGAACGGTATCCGAACTGGATCTGCCGAACGCGCGCTGCCGCGTCACTACCGGCAGTAACGTCACGGCCTGGCTGCCGTGGATGACGCACCGTGCAGGCCGCACGCGCAGCTGGTGGGCACCTTCGCCCGGCGAACAGGTTCTGCTGCTGTCGCTCGGCGGTGAGCTGAACACCGCGTTCGTCTTACCGGCGGTGTTTTCCGATGCCATGCCTGCGCCGTCAGTGTCGGCAGACGCTATCCATCTGGCCTTCCCGGACGGAGCGGTTATTGAATACGAGCCGTCCGGTAGTGCGCTGAAAGTCACTGGCATCAAAACCGCCGTGGTCAACGCCACACAAAAAGTGGACGTCACCGCACCGGAAATCCGTTGCACCGCCAGCACGCGTATCACCCTTGATACCCCGGAAGTAGTCTGCACCCGCAAACTGACGGCCGGAACGCTGGAAGTGAAACAGGGCGGCACGCTGACAGGCAATCTCACCCACAGCGGCGGCAGTCTGACATCTAACGGCATCGTTGTGCATACGCATCGCCACAGCGGCGTGCAAACCGGCAACGGCCAAACCGGAGTTCCGCAATGAGTAATCCGAAATACACAGGCATGGCCAGAGCCAGCGGCAAGGCGATTGAAGACCTCGAGCATATCAGGCCGTCGGTCAGCGATATTTTGAACACGCCGGTGGGTTCCCGTGTGATGCGCCGCAACTACGGTTCGTTGCTTTCAGAACTGACTGACCAGCCGCAAAACGGCGCACTGCGCCTGCAAATGATGGCGATTTGCTATACCGCGCTGCTGCAATGGGAACCGCGTATTTCTCTGAACGCTATCACTTTCGACACCGATTACACCGGCAAGATGGTGGTGGAACTGACCGGAAGCCGTAGCGATACGGCGACGGATTTTTCTCTCAATATTCCTGTGAGCTGACACTATGGCAACGATCGATTTGAGCCAGTTACCGGCCCCCGATGTGGTCGAGGAACTGGACTATGAAAACCTGTTTGAGGAACGTAAAAGTACGCTGATTTCGCTCTATCCCGCTGACCAGCAGGAAGCCATCAGCCGTACGTTGACGCTGGAATCCGAACCGCTGGTCAAATTGCTGCAGGAGAATGCTTACCGCGAACTGATCCTGCGTCAGCGGATCAACGAATCTGCCCGCGCCGTCATGGTGGCCTATGCAACCGGAAACGATCTGGATCAGCTGGCCGCGAACTTCAACGTCGAGCGTCTGGTGCTCCGGGCCGCTGACAACGCCACCATTCCACCGACCGCCGCCGTGATGGAAGCCGACACCGATTTGCGTATGCGCATTCCACAGGCCTTCGAAGGACTGAGCGTCGCAGGTCCGACAGGCGCCTATGAGTATCATGCGCGTTCGGCGGACGGACGGGTGGCGGATGCCTCAGCAATCAGCCCCTCTCCCGCGGAAGTAACCGTCACGATTTTATCCCGTGATAACAATGGTTCGGCATCTTCTGACTTGTTGCTCACTGTCGAAAAAGCGCTGAATGACGAAGACGTTCGCCCGGTGGCCGATCGTGTCACCGTTCAGGCAGCGGAGATTGTTCCGTATCAGATAGAGGCGGTTCTTTACGTCTTACCCACCCCAGAAATCGAACCAGTACGTGCGGCTTCAGAAGCTCAGCTTAAAACTTATATCAACACGCAAAGCCGCTTAGGGCGCGATATCAGACTGTCCGCCATTTATGCAGCCTTACATGTTGAAGGGGTTCAACGCGTGGAGTTGTCTGCTCCGCAGGCCGACATCGTTTTGGATAAAACACAGGCGTCACTCTGTACTGCGTATTCGCTGACTGTCGGAGGATCCGATGAATGATCGGCTGCTGCCTTCGGGGTCAACGCAGCTGGAAGTTGCGGCTGCGCAGGCGTTAGCGCAAATAGGCCGTCTCAAAGTTCCTCTGCGCGAACTCTGGGATCCGCAGACTTGCCCTCTGACATTATTGCCCTATCTCGCCTGGGCATTCTCCGTCGACCGCTGGGATGAAAACTGGACTGAATCCGCAAAACGTTCTGCCGTGCGCGCCGCCTGGTTTGTGCATAAACATAAAGGCACAGTTGGCGCATTACGGCGGGTAGTGGAACCCCTCGGTTATTTAATCCGTATCACCGAATGGTGGCAGACCCACGATAATCCCGGCACTTTTCGGCTCGATGTGGGCGTGCTTGAAACGGGTATTACTGAAGAGATGTATCTTGAGCTTGAGCGTCTGATTGCTGATGCCAAACCCTGTAGCCGCCATTTGATCGGCCTCTCAATCAATCTGGACGTCACCGGTGATTTTTATATTGCCGCAGCCGCCTACGACGGCGAAGAGCTGACCGTTTATCCCTATATCCCTGAAACCATTACTGCGTCCGGTGCTGGATTTACCGGTTCAGCAATCCATTTAATCGACAACCTGAGAGTAAATTATGACAGCTAAATACTATGCC